TTTTTGTTTTCATATTGGAAGTGGTTTCTGGCTTCCTTCCTCTTCGTTAAGGTTGCTTTCGCGAAAAAGAGTTTTTCTAAGTACCGAAATATTAGCACCCCTACTAGCATCAATCCAAACCCTGCTACGCCCCCATCAAATCGAGATGCTAAACTCGATAATGATGAAGATTTAGATCGTTTGATGAATGATGAGCGTGCGTGTGAAGACTGCGGCCATACTATTTGGCCGCCTCCCACAATGTGCATTTGTGCCGTACCGGCTAAAACCATGAGCGCTCTTGCTGTCATTGCAAATCGACAGCGGGAGATCGTCAGAACAGATACGAGACTACACCGTCCTGTGTCAGATTTGTTAGTTGGAGTTGGACTGAAATGGACTCTTCGAATAAAGAGTAATTATTTCTCGGAACTTGCCAACAAATTTGGAACACTTAAAATAGACTGGGAAGTGCGTAAGATCTTTGTTTTAGATGATAATCGCCCTGGTTTTGAAAAGCATATTAATGTGGGAGATTGTCTGTACGTAAAGATTAGGCAGAGCAACCTGCGCTTTGCTTGGTCTTTCTTTGGGACTAAAAGGGTCACTTTTTTCCCATTAGGCATGCTTTCAATTTTTGATGTCCCTAGTCGTGATCTAATTGTATCTCAAGATTCAATGAAATACAATCGTCGAGGAGCATTATCTGGTGAGTTTACAAGGTCAATTCGAGGATTACTTGAAAACACTTTATCTATACCGATTAATCACCAGATTTTCGTAGAAAATTTTATACATCCGTTGAAAGATGCTTCCCTCTTTCTTCGATCGATCTACCATGGATATGTGGTGGGTCACTCGGATTTTTAGAGGAGCCATCCAGAAAACTCTTTATGAGGGGGTATAGGGCAGAAGAGTGGAGTAAGAGTCAGATTGCAAAGGCATTTAAGTTGCCAATACGTTCGGACTTTTACTTCAGACTAGCATATGTACCGCCGCGAGCGATGGAGACGTTCGTGTCGGCAACACTACCTATATTTTTGCGGGATGCTTCATGCCCGCGACCAGATCATAAAGATAAGTTGTCTGTGTTGGCTGGATCTTTCAAGAGGTTAGCCGCTTTGGTTCCCTCTTGTTCTTTCAAGTTAATGAGAAAAATTCTACGATATAATCGGAAACATATATATCCTCAGTTCTCCAGTATTTTGCCTGATGAAGTTCCTGGTTTTGAAAAATGGGTTGATGGAATAAATCACCCATATGCACGCAAACAAGAGTTGCGTTTAGCATACCAGGCACTGGAAAGGGGGGAACTATTGAATTATTCTGACCCCAGTGAATGTGAGAGTTTTATTAAAGATGAACCATATGATGAAGAAAAACCGCATAGGTGGATTAATTCGTCTATAGATATGATAAAGGTTTCTTTTGGACCGGTAGCAGATGCATGTATGGCCAAGTTGGTCGAACATAGAGCAATGATAAAGACCATTCCGGTCTCAGAAAGGGCGAAAGCTATCTGGGAGCGTTTGGGTGGATACGGAGTCGTTGCCCAGTCATCAGATGCGACTGCTATGGAAGACCACTATGCTAATATAGCTGGACCTCCAAGTTCAAGTGAGCCTCGTTCTCGAATTTCTAATGAATTCATGTTATATCTAATTGGAGCTCATCCTGTTCCAGAGAAACTCTTGCAAGTAACCCGCTTCATATTTTATAGGACCCCTAATATTCAAAGAGTTGGTCAAATTTATTTAGCGCGATGTTGGGAGAGAATTCAAGATAGTAAGACACTAGAGTCATTCTTTAGAATAATAATAGATACATATAGGAAGTTACGGATGCGTGATTTTGGGTATGTATTAGTTAATGGAATACTCTGTAGTGGTGAGATGAACACTAGTTTTAAGAATAGTTTTAGTATGTTTACCATGGTTAATTACGCCTCTTTTAATCTGTCGAGAGGTCAACACCCTCTTTGTGAGTCTTTTAATGAGGGTGATGACGCGTTGGCTGTGTATCATAACGGCCTTGGACCAGATGAAAATTGGTGGAAAAATCATGGGTGGGAGGTTAAAGTTGAATTCAAAGGACCTGTCAATGAAGCAAGTTTTTGTGGTTTGGTGTTTGATCCGGATGATTTGGTGAGTGTACCAGATATTAGGAAAACACTGGCAAAGTTCGGCTGGACTAATCGCAGATATGTGAAGTCAAGCTGGGCCTGCCACATGAGTTTGCTGAGAAGTAAGGCTTTGTCTTTGGCTTGTGAGTACAACAACGTACCTGTGTTGGGTGAATTTGCCCAGCGGGTGTTGTATTTGACCAAACACGTTAACATACGAAAGAGTGTCATTAATTCTATGCCGATGTACGAAAGAGAGAAGATGTTAAGTTATCTTAAAGAAAAACCTTGGCTTAATAAACCAAAGGTCGGTTGGAACACCCGTCTCTTAGTGCAGAAGCTCCAAAATATCACAATAGCTCAACAGCAGGAATGCGAGAGGATATTGAGAGAGGTGGTATTAGGATGTTCATTCTCTTTGCTGTGTCTTGACTTCAATCCTATTTGGGTCAACAATATGTCTAGGTGTCGTGAAACTTTTGAGATACCTCGTGAGTTCCAGCATGGTGGGAGGAAAGTGTTAGTACAAGAAATGCGGACGATTTTGTTGAGAGATATTGATGTATCAACAAGTGGTAATCGTTCCAGATTGAGGAAAATGCTTCACCAGCTGGTTTTACTTGAGTTTCACCGCATCTAGACTTGAGGGTGCGAAAATGCTGATGATGAAGGCTACCCAAAAGCTTAAAGACTTATATAACTGTATTTTAGTTGTAGTGTTTAGTGTGCTGTGGTTCAGCGTTAATTACAAAATTAAATACAAAAGTTTTATAACATATGTTATTCCCTTAACCACGGAATAGCCCGCCT